ACAATCGTTTTTACTTTATACTTTGCCATGATTACAAAAATTAAGCTAATACTTGCATTGTGTAAATCTTGTCAATAGTAAAAGGAACTACCAATGGAGCAGAAGTTAATTCAATTGTACTTGACATTGTTTTTTTGTCGCTGTAAGAACGAATTAAATATTGAGCTTCTACAATACCTGGAACATCTACCGAAGCTCCCGCAATTGTCGTTGTGTTCATAGTTGGCAGTCCACCAAAAACAGTTTTTCCTTGAAAATCATCTGGAATCATTACAACTAAATTTTCAGCTAAATAATACTGTGTAGCACTATTTGCATCTGTGTATTTTTCATTGTAAGTCCAAAGATTAACATTGAAATCTCCAGCAGCAATTTGTCCGTGAAAAGCAAAACCAGATACACCATCAAATTGAGGCATATTGATATTGATTCTTTGAATTTGCTGAATAACATTTGTTCCTTGTTCTTTTACTTGAGTAGTAGCTAAAAACGCTTCTAATGCAGCAGAACGCATAACAACATTTACAGCAGAACCTCCAGAGTTACCTACATTACGTAAGAAATCCATTCCTTTACGGATGTCTGTGATTGGAGTAGCAGAAGCAGCAACCGACCAATATTCTCCAGCACCATCAGAAACATTAACCATTGAAGCAGCTTTACGTCTGAAATCAATGTTATCACCATTAGACAATGAAACGATACCCGTTTGCATAACATCTGCTTGTTGCTTACGGATTGCACGAATAACCTTATCTCTATTTTTGGTAACTTGTTTTACAGCATTCACCGCTAAAACTCTATTAACTTGTGCATTTTCCATACCTACACCTAAAGCAATGGTATTCATATACACTTGGTCACGTTGGAAATCATAATCTTCCTTAAAGTAAGGAGGAATATATTTATGTTCAGAAACTTTTGATGATTTGTTTTTGTTTCCTTCTGTGAATCTCACAACGTCAACAGCAATTAAATCATTATCTCTTTGAACCTCTACATCAACTTCTAATGTTGGTGTAGTTTCTTCTGGAAACCATCCAGCGAAACCAGTTCTAACTGGAATCATTTCTTCAAATTTACCTACTACTTTTTTAGTAAGCAATGCACTATGGTCTTGAATTGATATAGCCATGATTAATTATCGAATTTAGAGCATTCAGTTACGTTGTTTAAAACAAAACCTAATGCGGTTAATACATCTTTTAATGCTTTAGAACCTACCATAGAATCTAAAGTTACACCTAACGGTAAAATCAACATTGAAGCATCAATATCACCAGAAACACAATAGTTTGCTTTCAAACTTTCCGCATTAGCCATAGTATTTTGACCTTCAATCTTCAAGATACCAATTACATTTGCCAAAGTAGCAGATGTAGCTGGGCTGAATCCTTCATCTACTCCAGAAGTTCCACCTACAATAGTGAAAGTTGGAGAAGTTCCTGTACCTGTAGCAGATAAATCAGTTTTGTTTCCAACTGTAGAAGCAGTAAACACTACTGTATCTAAACTCGCTCCTTGAACAGCACCAGTAGCATAACCAGTTAAAGTTCCAGAATAAGAACCAGTAGCAGTTCCAGCACCAGTAGTAGCTCCAACAGCTAAATTTGCAAATGCAGCAGCTAATTGAGCAGCAGTAGTCGCACCTGTTGAAGTATAAGTTAAACCTGCAATAATCATTGTTTGACCTGTAGTCAATGCAACAAATTTAGCAGTAGCGGTTTCAAATGTTCCCGAATTTCTCACTACAAGAAATCCATCTTGTGCATTTATTGTTTCCCCAACGTTATTGATGAAAACTCCCGTGTTGTATCTGTTACCATAGGTAAAGATATTTTGCGCTTGGAAATCAACTGTTGATTGATTTCTAGTAGCATTTCTTTGAGTTGCGTATATACCCATTTTTTCTTATTATTAAAGATTAAAGTTCAAAGTTAAACGCTGCTTCAGCTTCTTTTACAGAGGCATCGGCTTCAGTTTCTACAGTAGTAGTTTCGGCAGTTATAACAGCAGGAATGCTGTCAGATTTTAACGCCTCTAATTTTCCTTTTTGTGCCATAGCAACTAAGAATGTATTTTTTTGAGATTCTAAAAGAGGTTTACCGCTTTTAATCCCTTCAAGAACAGACTTTGAATCTGCCTCGAAAAAAGGCAACCAAGAATTTACAATTTCCTGTTGCGCTTCTGCTCCTTCCGTTGCAATACTTGCATATACATCAGGATTCGACTGTTTTAATTCTTCTTTTGTCATTTTAGAATTTGGATTAGTATTAATATTTGAATTTGTACTCATTTCTTTTGCATCAGATAAAACCATTTCAACTACTTGGTCAAAACTCGCAATTCCATCAATAAATGTTCCGATTGCTTCTTTTGCGAAAACCGTGTGACCATTGTCGAATTTAGTTCCTTCAAGTTGTGGTCGATTTGCTAATGTTTGAGTGATGAAATTTTCATTAATCGGATCAAGCAACTCGTTTACTAAAAGTTGGTAATTATCTTTATTTATAGCTTCCTCGAAAGCCTTGTTTTTCATTGTTGATTTAGTAGCGCAAAGAACAATTGTTTTTTCTCCATCTTGGTCAACGTTTCCGTGAGGCTTTCCAGTAAACTGAATCATAGTTCCTACACTTCCAACAATATTCATTTCGCTTTCAGAAAATATTTTAGTTGAAGCAGATATAATTCCGTAAGCAGCACTTCCAGCCATTCCGCCTTTCGTGATTACTGAATAAACTGGCTTTGTCTGTTTGATAGTATTAATTGTATCTACCATAACCTCAACAGCAGCACTTGAACCTCCTCCAGAATCGGTTCTTAAAACAAAACCAACAACTCTTTTATCAGAACTTGCTCTCAACATTACGTTGGAAATTTGTTCCATTCCAACAGAACTTGCTCCACCGCTTTTTGTGATAACTCCATTAAGATTTAGAACTACAATTGCCGTAAAATCTTCGTTGTTGTCTAACTGACCTGGCGACCAATCATCTCCGTAAGGTCTTGTAACGATTTTTGATTTACTTTCAAACTGAATAGATGAGAACGAATTGTATTTATTTTCTGGAATTTCAAGACTAACTCCGTTCTGTAAATTTTTCAATATCGCTGACAAAGAATGAAAAGATATTGAATCCACACACCAAGGAGTTAAACCGTATATTTCTTTTGCTAATCCGAAATTCATATCGTTAGTTTTTAAACAAAAAAACGACCAACCACAATTACGCAGTTAGTCGTTTTTTTAATATTTTCAACCTTTGTTATCACAACAATAGTTATTTAATTCGATACAAATATATAAAAATAATTCAATAAAAAACTTTTAAGCAATTATTTTTGAAATTTAATGATTTTTGTTGCAGAAAATTTTACACATCATTATATGCGATAAATTTAATGCGTATGCGTGAAATTAACAACATTTATTTGCGTGATATTTGTCACAAATAAAAAAGCACGTTTCTCTGTTTTATCAGGAACGTGCTTCAATTTTTACTTAGTATTTGGTTTCAGCTTTTTGTACTATTAATATTTTTCCATTATTATAGTAATACAGATATTATTCCCACACATTGATTTTACAATATACCCTTGTTTAGCATAATTACTTTACTTTAGTTAAAATATTTTGTTCAACTGATAATTCAAACTCATTATAATAAGTTGTAGTTCCGTGAACATTTCTACACTCATAAGTTATACCACAACTTTTTACCCAATATGAAACAACATACATAGGATTTTGTTCTTTATCTAACTTAAAGAAAACAATATCTTCAACGTGAAATTTTGGATTCATAGTTACATTTCATTTAAAAGTTTGTTAGCATCTAACACTCGTTTTGCAAGGAATATTTTGTCATTGATTGGTATCTCAAATTCATAAATATTCAAGTTACTGAATTTAGAATCATCTGGTAAAAAAGCAAGTTCCATATTTGACTTTTCGTGCAACCAATAAACATCTTTCAAATCTAATCCTACACTTTTAAGATAATCCTCATCTTGCATCATTTCCCTTATTTCATCAGCTTCACTAACATAAGGCATATAAGTAATACCCTCTCCAAAAGAAACGTTGTTAGTTATTGAATTTCCAACAATTTGCCAAAATTCCTTTGGGTGTTCTGCCTTAATCTTTTCACAATCTTTAGTCATTAATGCTAAAGTGTAACTTGCAAAATTCTCTGGTTCAAAACACTTCAATTCAGACACTTTTACTTCTGGAACTAAAAAGTCAACCGATCCACACCAAAAATTATACTTAGGATGAACTACCGTTTGCTTGTTCATCATAACATAATTGTTTGGTAAATTATAGTAAACTCTTTTCTCTAAAAGCGAACCCCAAGTCATTGATTGATTTTTTTTACCCATCTGCGTACTTCTTTTCAAATACCTTTCATAAGCTTTTTGTTTTATGTAGGTATAGTACGCTTGACTTGGTGTTCCATCTTTTAAAGAAGAAGCTAATTTGTAAATCTCACTATTTGTAAAATTTCCAATTCGTTCTTTTACTTCAATCATCTACTTTAATTTTGTGAGTTGAAATATTACCTTATCGTAGTTAGATTCATCTTTGTCAGCAATTACGCTTTCAATGAATGTTAAATCAGCAACTCCAAGTTGTTCTTTTTTCAATTCAAAAAGCTCTTGAATTTTTTCAAGTTTGTCGAACTCCTCTCCATCAGCATTTTGAGCATCGTAGGCTTTAGCACTCTCTCCACATAAAGCAAAATGGTCTTTTAGACTTTGGTCTGATTTCAATTCTTTTGGAACTGAACTCCAAAGTTTAGTCAAAGCATCTACACCTTGCTCACAAATCAATAATGCTTCAGATTTAATTCGTGTAATTTCTGGATTCTCTTTTTTTCCTTTTTCAAGCCAAGCACGTATTTTTTTTCCAGTTTCAATTCCCAAGTAACCTTGACCATTTCCAAATGCTTCTTTTAAAAATTCTGGAACTTTAGTATGGTATTGAGTTTTGCCTTGATTGCCCATCATAATTGAAGCGGTCATTTCAAACATAAAGTTCTTTTCACAAACTGGTTGAATACCTAAAGAAACTGGCTTCGTTGGGTCTTTAAAATCTGTTTTTTCTCTTGCTCGTACACAAAATATAATGTGCATATTAGACTGCAAAACAACATTCATAAACTTTTTGTTTTCTTTTTTTGCAGTTATCCAATCAGCTATTTTTCTTGGACTTCCATCAGATTTTGGAGCATTAGCGATATCCTCCATTCCGCCACTTCCCTCGACCATGTGGGATATTGAATCGACAATTAAAACCTTAACTCCTGCATCTTGAAACTGTTGGATAGCAGTAGCATATCTTATTGGACTAAATGGAGGATATAAATCTCCAATCATAAAAGGTTTAGGTAAAATATTAGCGTATAGCGAACCCCTTTTATTTTCGGCATCTAAAAATCCTATTTCACTTGGATCATCTACCATACCCATTGCTATAAGAATTGCCGTTAATGTTTTACCATCGCCACTTTGCCCTGCAATTCCAATAACCGCTTTTGATTGACCGCTTTCAACTGGTCTTATATTTACTACTGACATAATTATTCTTTGCTTTTTACTTTATACTTTTTTACTATGTTAACCCCCCAAATGATGCAGAATATAGGAATGAAAACTTTCCAACTATAATTCCAAATCAAATAAATCCAACTTGCTGTTGTCATTACAAATCCAAATAGCAACCAATAAAATTGTTTTCTGATTTCCATACTACAATTCATTTAATTGGGTTGAACAATCATCTATAAACTTATCAAAATCAACTTCTAATTTTGCTCTAAAAGCTTCTGTTTCTTCGTTATCATATTTTCTAAATACAATTTCGCCAATAACAGTATCTTTAATCAAAGTCAATGCGTTTTGAATGCTTTCCTTGTCTTTAGCCAAACGTTTCACTCTCGCTTTGTTTTCGGCATCGGCTTTCTTTCTTTCTGCAACTTCTCCTTTGCTAATTGCATTTTTTATGTCAACTAAATATTCCTCAAACCATTCATCAGTATTATCATCAACTTGTTCGTGAAAACAACTCCAATATTTATGAGAAAAATTATATTCAGCATTCTCATTGTATAAAAATCCTAAATCTAAAAGAACTAGTTTTCTTTTTTCAAAACGTTCTTTTTTATCATCAGCTTCTTTTTGCTTTTCAGCATCAATAACATCTTGCTTTGCTTTTGACATAATTTCCTCAAATTCAGTTACCGAAGCATTGTAAACAGAATCAACACTAATGCTTATACTTGAAAATTCTCTGCAAAAGAAAAAATGTTCGTTTTGAGTAATTCCAAAACCAATTTCAGAAAGTCTATTTTTACGAACCTCAAACTGCTCATCTTTTTGCTTTTTAATTTCAGCATCACGCTTGGATTGTTCGGCTTTTTCATTCATTCGTCTTATATCATCAGTTGTCTTTTGAAACATCGCAGCGTCATATAAAAAGATAGTTTCAGCACTTTTTTCAAATGTTTTATCTTTATTTTGAAAAATGTAATCTAAAGAAGATAATTTGTTTTCGCTTTCAATAACAAAAACACCTAACTCTAAAAGCCTTTGTATTCTTACATCCATAATCTCTTGCTTCATTCTCTCGTTCTCCAAACGTTGCTCCTCACGTTGCTTAACATCAGTACATTTTGAATCCCAAGATGCTTGAACTCTAGCTTTGGCTTGCTCGAATAAAATGTCATATTCCTCAAAGTCAAATTCAGTATTTGCCAGAGCATCTAGCATTGTTTTATTGAGTTCAATATCATCAAAAGTAGTTGCTTGAATGATTTTATAAGAATCAGTTTCAAACGTATCAATTCGATCCTTAATGGTGTTAATACGATTTTCTTCGGCTTGCGCTTCTAGTTCTTTTTCAGCTTTTTTACGTTGCTCCTCTGCCTTGATTTTAACATCAACCTTATCTTCCAATTCTTTGTTGATGTCAATAAGTTTTTTAAGATTTACCTTGTCGGTTTTCTTGTAAGCCTCAAATACTGAAATGTTATTCTTTTCAATATTCTGAACAAGGTATCTAGGCTCAAGTAATTAAGAACGAATGTTGTTTAGTTCTT